CAGGGCCAGCAGAGGCAGCCGGAGCCGACGCCCGCACCGACCGGAAAGCCCGAACTCGAATCCTTCTCGTCCTACGAGGAGTACACCGAGGCACTGGCCGACTGGAAGGTCGAGCAGAAGTTCGCGCAGATCGAGCAACGCAGGAATGCCGAGACCGCCGCGCAAGCGGCAGCCCGGCAGGAAGCGGAGTTTGCCCAGCGCGTCCGACAGGCAATCGCCGTGCAGCCCGAGATCGAACGCATCGTCAATGACCCGTCGCTGCCTGTTTCGCAGGCGATGGCGGAAGTCATCCGTGCCGCCGAGAACGGGCCGCAGATGCTCGCCGCACTGGATGCCAACCGCGAACAGGCGGCACGCATCTACGCCATGTCCCCACAACTCGCGGCCTTTGAACTAGGCCGGCTCGCAGCAGGCATCCAGCCGCCGCAGCCACGACGTGTAACCGTGCCACCCAAGCCCATCAACACCCTGGGCGGTGGTGCATCCCCGACGCCGTTTGACCCATCGACCATCACGGATGGCGATGAGTACAAGCGATGGCGGGAAGCTGACATAAAGGCGAAACGCAATGCCCAATAGGCAACTTACCCCGCTGATGATCACCAACGAAGCACTCGCCGTGCTTCATGGCGAGCTGTCGTTCCTGAAGAACGTCAACCGTCAGTATGACAACCGTTTCGCGCAGTCCGGCGCGAAGATCGGCCAGACCCTCAACATCCGCATGCCGCCGAAGTACAAGACCCGCACGGGTACGACCTTCAGCGGGCAGGACCACTACGAGCGCAGCACGCCGCTCGCGGTGACCTCGCAGATCGGCATCGACCTGTCGTTCACCTCGGTCGAGATGACGATGGAACTCGACGGGCTGCGTGCGTTCCTCAAGCCGGCGATGGCGCAACTGGCGGCGGATATCGAGTTCGACTGTCTCTCGAAGGCAAAGAACCTGATCTCCAACTACAACGGCACGACCACGACCAGCGGTCAGCTCACGTTCAAGCAGTTTGACGAGATGGGGGCCATCCTGACCCGCAACCTCGCCGGACGAACCGACCGTGTTGCGCTGCTGGCACCCGGCTCGCGGGTCGAGTTCAACGATGCGACGAAGGGCCTGTTCCAGGCCAGTCAGAACATCAGCGAACAATACCGCGAGGGCATGCTTGGCCGGACCAGCGGCTTCGACGTGTTTGAGAACACGTTCCTGCCGACGCACACGACCGGCACGCTTGCGGGCACGCCGCTGCTGACCGGCGCAACGCTGGGCCTGACGACCACGTCGAACGAGTGGACGTCCACGACCATCCTGCAGATCGACGGCGCAACCTCGGCCACCACGCTGCTCGCGGGTGACATCATCACCCTCGGCGCGGCCGGCGGCACGGGCGTCTACGATGTCCATCCGGAGACCAAGGACCGCACCAGCACGCTGAAGCGGTTCGTGGTGCAGTCGTCCGTCACTCTGACCACGTCGGCCAACGCCTACGCGGTCACCGTGCGGCCGGCGCTGATCCACGGTGCGGGCAACGCCTACCGCAACTGTTCGCTGAACGGCACCACCAGCACGGACAACGTGACGGTGACGCTGATCGGCAACACGGGGACGACCTACGGGCAAAACATCGCATTCCACAAGGATGCGTTCGTGTTTGCCACGGCCGACCTTGTGGACGTGTCGCAGTACGGCGCTTATGGTGCTCGGCAGTCGATGGACGGCATTTCGATGCGGATGGTCCAGCAGTACGATGTGGCCAGCGACACCGTACCGTGTCGGTTCGACGTTCTGTACGGCTTCGGCCCGCTCTACCAGGAGCTGGCCGTCCGCCACTGGTACACGTCGCCGTAAGCGATGGGCGAGCGGTCACCGCACGACGGGTGGCCGCTCGCGTTTCTTCAACCTGCGGAGTGTGGGAATGCCGAAGGAAATTCGGAAACTTGGAGCGCGACATCAGTTGAGGCCGGTCAACGCCAAGGCTTTTGTTGCGACGCCGGCCTACGATGGCCATGTGCTCGCCGACTACGCGATGTCCCTGGCGGACTCGGTTGTGGCCGCCGCGCAATGCGACATCGCAGTGATGGCAAGCGTCATGGGCAACGGCGCGTTCATCGAGATCGCCCGCAACGTGTTCGTCAAGCAGTTCCTCGAAACGGACTGCACCCACCTGTTCTTCATCGACGCGGACCTGAAATGGGAGTCGCGTGCGTTCGTCGGCCTGATCAACGCCAACCGCCCGGTATCGGCGGGCGCGTACCGTCGCCGGCAGGAGCCGGAGGACTACCCTCTGCACTACCTCGAAGACCCGGCCGAACCCGGCCTGTCGATCATCGAGGGCGGCTGGATTCCCTGTGATCGCGTCGCCACGGGCTTCCTGTGCATCCGGCGCGATGTGGTCGAGGCGATGGCGGCAGTAGCGCCGAAGTGGAAGATTCGCGAGCAGGGCAGCATCCCCGCACTGTTCTACACCAAGCTGGTGGAGCAGACCGCCGAGCCGGACTCGGACGCCAAGGGCTTCGTGGGCGAAGACTTCTCGTGGTGCGACGACTACATGGACAAGTTCAGGCCCCAGTTTGGCAACCAGCCGATCATGGTCTGGCCCGACTTCGACTTCGTGCATAACGGGTACAAGGGAAACTGGCTCATGCACATCAACAAGGAAGTGGCCGAGTACGAGCGCAAGCAGAAGGAAGAAGCGGCTGCGGAGATCGCGGCATGAACAACACATTCAGCCTCGTCGCGCCGACGGTGGACTTCGTGAAGGTGCCTTCGGAGGCCGTCGAGCTGCTCATCGGCTGCGGCAACTCGCGCGAGAAGCGGCTCGACGCCAACCGCTCCAACATCTGGAAGAACGTCTACACGCTGGACATCGACCCGTCGTGCAACCCCGACGTGGTCTGGAACCTTGACGACCTCCCGTTGCCCTTCGAGGACGAGACGTTCGAGGAAATCCACGCCTACGAGGTGCTGGAACACTGCGGCAAGCAGGGTGACTGGCGGTTCTTCTTCGCGCAGTTCGCGGAGTTCTGGCGCATCCTGAAGCCGGGCGGCATGTTCTACGCCACGACGCCCTGCTGGGATGCAGTGTGGGCGTGGGGCGATCCTGGCCACACCAGGGTCTTCACGCCGGGTACGCTGAACTTCCTGTCGCAGGACGCCTACAATCGCGATGTCGGCAAGACGATGATGACCGACTATCGCGGTGTCTGGCCGCACGACTTCCAGATTGCCGGCGCGCAGGAGACGAACGGCCAGTTCTGCTTCGTGCTTCGCAAGCCGGACCCGGCGACGGACGAAGCGCCTGCAGCGTGAGCCTCGACAGCCTGCGCTTGCTGTATCTGGACCAGCCCAACGAGGTGTCCATCGAGACGCTGTCGCGCTGCAACGCGGCCTGCAGCTTCTGCCCCTATCCGACGCTGGAGCGGATAGGGACGCAGATGCCCGACGAGATGATTGACCGGCTGATTGACGAGATGAGCACATGGACGGTGCCGTTTGCGTTTACGCCGTTCAAGGTCAACGAACCGCTGCTCGACAAGCGGCTGTTCGACATCCTGTCGAAGGTCAACGAGCGCGTGCCGCTGGCCAAGATTCGCATCTTCACCAACGGTGCGCCGCTGACCATGCGGAAGGCCGAGGAACTGAACAGCATCGACAACCTGGAGTTGTGGGTGTCTGTTCACGAGCCGGACGCGGGCACCTACAAGTCGGTGCTCGGGATCGACCAGCGGCACGTCGTGGCTAACCTTGACGCGCTGCACAAGACCGACTTTCGTCACCCGGTCCACATCCTGCGCGTCGGCACTGATGGCGCGGAGGAGTTCAGGGACTGGGTCTGGGACCGCTGGCCGGAGTTCACGCCTGTCGTGGTCTGGAAGTCGTCATGGCTCGGCTACACCAGCCCGGATCGCCCCGTCGTTCCGGACACGGCGTGCTCGCGCTGGTTCGAACTGTCGATCATGTCTACCGGCATCGTGTCGCTGTGCTGCATGGACGGCGAGGGCAAGTTCCCGATTGGGGACATCAACAAGCAGACCATGCTTGAGGTCTACAACTCTCCGGCGTGGCGCGAGCGCCGCGAGCTGATGTTGAGCCGGCGCAGCGTGCCGGTGTGCGAGTCGTGCAGCTACTGAGGGTGACCAGTGTCCAACACGTACAACGAGATCGTCAGTGCGGCAATGCGCCGCCTTGGCCTGACGCAGGCTGGCGAAGCGCCCACGGGCGACGAGTACGGAATCGGCATCGAGGCGCTGAATGACCTCGTCTCCGGCTGGCGCATTCGCGGGCTGGAGATGTCCTACACCTCGATTGAGTCGAGCGCAGGCGGCGATGTCTCGCCGTTTGAGGATGAAGACCTCGATGCCGTCAAGGCGCTGCTGGCGATGCGGCTGGCCGAGGAGTACGGAAAGATGCCATCGCCGATGCTAGCTGCAGCGGCGTCCACGCACTGGAACGCGCTGTTCGGCAAGTACGTGACCGGGCCTGACATGCTGACGGACTCGGCGCTGCTGCCGCGCAACACGCCGGGATCGTCCTGGCCTCGCAACTACTGACGTGAAGATTCAGATCGCGCTGAACAGCGCGCGCGGGCGTTCGACCACGCTGACGGCTGAAAGGCTGGTCAACCTGTTCGCTGAGAAGGCCCCGGAAGGCGCTGAAAGCCCTGCCGTCACCCACGGCTGCCCCGGCCTCGTGACGCACGCCACGGCCGGCACAGGGCCTTGCAGGGGCATGTGCATGGTCGGCAGCGACATGTACGTGGTCAGCGGGTCCAGCCTCTACAAGGTCACGTCGGCCGGCGTGGTCGGCTCGGCGCTGGGCACCATTGCCGGCACCGAACTGGTTTCGATGGCGACGGATGGCGACATTCTCGTCATCGTGTCGAACCCGCTCGGCTACACCTACACGGTCAGCACGGCGACGTTCGCGCAGATCACCGACGTTGCCTACGGTGGCGCGCACTCGGTGATCTGGATGAACCAGACGTTCATCTTCGCCAACGACACCGAGCACTTTGTTGGCGCGACCGGCGGCCTGCTGCCGTTCGATCCGCTGCTGGCGGCGTCGGCCGAATACTCGCCGGACGGCATTGTCGGGCTGGCGAAGGACCACAACGAACTGCTGATCTACGGCGGCCTGACGCTGGAGTCGTGGCAGAACATCCAGGTGGCCAGCGCGACGGATTACCCGTTCGAGGCCATCAGCGGCGCGACCGGCGAGAAAGGGCTGGCCAGCCGCAGCGCGGTCGCCCAGATCGACAATACGACCGTCTGGCTCGACCAGAACGGCATCGTGCGCAGGCTGGCGGGCGGCTACGTGCCGCAGCGCATCAGCACCGAGGCCATCGAGCACCAGCTCGCCAGCGCGGACCTGACGACTGCCGAGATGCTGGTCTACATCCTCGAAGGCCACGAGTTCTTTGCGCTCAACACCAACGTCGGCACGTTCGTCTACGACGCCAACACCAGCCTGTGGCACGAGCGAGCCAGTTTCGGCCTGCCGCGCTGGAAAGCGCAGCGGTCGCTGTACATCTGGGGTGACTGGTACGTCGGCAGCTTCTCGGACGGCACGATCTCCAGGCTCGACCTCGACGTGAACGACGAGAACGGTGACGACCTTGTCGCGACCGCCGTCTTCCCGCCGCTCGTGTTCGGCCGGGATCGGTTCACGCTCGATCATGTCGAACTCGGTTGCGATGTCGGCACGGGCACCTATGCCGTCGATCCCATCGTGATGCTGCGCACTTCGCGCAACGGTTCCACGTGGAGCAACGGTGCGCAGCGCGGGATGGGCACGCTGGGCCAGTACGACCGCCGCGTGATCTGGCGCAGGCTAGGCCAGTACGACAAGTGCCACATCAAGCTGGACATCTCGCACCCGTACAAGCGCGCGATCTACGCGGCCTATGCCTCGATCTCACGGGATGATCGGTGACCACCCGCCCGCGCTTCGACTCGCGCGCGCTGGCGCTTGCCGGCCTGACGCGCGACCAGATTCGCATGCTGGAGTCGCTGTTCAGGGACGTTGACGCGCTCGCGCTGATTCAGGTCGTGCTGGCGACGGCAAACACGCTTTTTCCCGCCGGCCGCGTCCTGACCGACACGGCCACCATCGACATCGACACGGCGACGGCGGGGCAGATCAGGGCGTCCGTCATTGACGGATCGATCACTACCACCAAACTCGGCGGCGACATCACGACGGCCGGCAAGGCTCTGCTGGACGACGCCAATGCGGCTGCGCAGTTGGTCACGCTGGGCGCGATGCCGGCAACAACTACGCTGGACGCCATCCCGACGGCCGTCGCGTCCGTGGAGTTTGATCAGCAACAGGCGCTGCAGTTCGTGATCGAGAACCGCACATCCGACCCCGTATCGCCGGTGCCGGGACAACTATGGTTGAGGACTGATCTCTAATGGCAGGCACCTTTTCGGCGGCTAGCTTTCGCACGGTCGGCAGCGCGGCGACTCCGCAAAACCTTTTGACGATCGAGAACATCGACGCGACCAAGCTCGTGACGGTGCGCGCGATCATCTTGCAGATGGACGCAACAGCCGTCCTGACGGCAGTGATGCCGCTGAACAAGTTGTCACGCGCAACGGCCGTTCCGACGGGCGGCACGACGCTCAACAAGGCTCAGTTCGACACGTCCAACGCCAGCAACGCGAACACCATCGTGCGCGGCGGCACGGCATCGGACGGCGGCGCGCTGACGGCTATCACGGCAACGGCTGGCACGACCATTTGGCAAGAGTACGGGATGCGGATGCATACCGTGGTCGGTCAGGTGCTCGCGCCCGTGTCCTACCTGCCCAAGATCATCGACACCAAGAACCTGATCCTGCGGCAGAACCAGGCGTTGCTTGTCCAGGTCGTTGCGGCAGCGGGCAGCAGCAACCCGGCGACCAACCACTACAGCGCCTGCGTCGTGTGGGACGAGGACTAGCAGCGTGACGGTCACCTTCACGGGCGGCACGGCGTCGGCGCTGTTCTTCGGGAACGACGCCACGACGCAGAACATCTTTGCGATCCAGAACGGCATCGCAAGCCGCGTCAACATGATCGTGCGCGCAATCGACGTGGAGGTAGACAATCTCGTGGCGCTGACGGCGGTGATGCCGCTGGTCAAGGTGAGCCGCGCGACAAGCATCAGCGGCGGCGTGACACTCCCGGCCGAGAGGTTTCTTACGACGCAGACGCCAGACCCGGCCATCGTGTTCCGCGCCCCGACGTGGGAGGGTGCGCCGATTACGGCCACGCCGGGCACGACGCTCTGGCAGATCATGTACACGCGGTCGCACACGGTTGTAGAGCAGATTCTGGGGCCTGCCGGCATTGCCGTGATGGATGCGCTGCCTGAGATCGCCACCACGAAAGACGTGGTGCTGCGCCCAGGTGAGTCGCTGCTCGTGCAGATCGTGGCGGCTGCAGGCACCAGCAACGCGGCGCTGGCCAACACGGGTAACGTGTCCTGCACATGGGAGGAGGACGCCATTGCGACCTTCGCCATCAGCGGCACCGTCACGCTGTCCGGTTCGCCCGTTTCCGGCGCAATCGTCACCGTCATCGAGGCGGACGACACGAGCATGACCAACGCCGTGCTGCGCGAGACCATCGTCACGCCCGCAGGCGGTACGTGGTCGTCGGACATCCGCACGGGCAAGGTGGCGGCGGCCTTCGTGCAGTACGAGACGGGCGGCACGATGTACACCGCGCCGGGGAGTCCGTACCTTGAGTCTCCATAATGGCCGTCTACACGCCGCCAGCACTGACTGCGGTCGACTTTGCGCTTACCACGCACACGCCGCCCAGTCTCACGCCGGCCTATCAGGCGCTTACGTCCTACAGCGTTCCGGCGCTGTCCGACGTGGACTTTGCGCTCGTCGCGTACACGGCACCGACCTACCCGTATGTCGGGTGGGAGCTGCTGCCGGGTGGCGGCGGCTTCCCGACGCAGTTCTCCGGCCTGCGCACCTACTACGGCGGCGCAGTGCGGGAACTCTGCCTCGTGGCTGAAGCAGACGCGCCGACCGGCATGGGTGGCGTCATCAAGATCGACAAGGGCGGCACGCTGTACGCCGTGTATCTGGTCGAGACAAGCGACCCCGACGCAACGCCGGTGCGTGTCCGCACAACGACCGGCACCAAGGCTGTGAGGATCAAGACTTGAGCCTACCCGTCGCCATCGCCCGCGAGCGGATCCAGGCGCTGGAGGAGGCCATGCAGGCCGCGCCCGAGGAAGCGCAGGCGTGGCATCGGACAGAACACCATTTCGCGCCGCACCTGTGCGTGCGCGTGCTGTACGTCAGGGCCGGCACGGTGTTTACGGGCGCACTGCACAAGACGCGGCATTTCTACTCGCTGATGCAGGGGGCGGTGTCCGTAGTGGACTCGCTAGGCAACCGACAGCACCTCACCGCGCCGCACCTTGGCATCACCGAGCCGGGCACAAAGCGCGCCGTCTACGTCCACGAGGACGCCATCTGGGTGAACTTCCACCCGACCGACAAGACCGACCCGGACGAGATCATCGCAGAGATCACGGCCGAGTCATTCGAGCAGTTCGACGCAGGAGCCGCATAGATGGCTGTATGGATTACTGGGGTTGCAGTGGTTGGCAGTTCGATCATCGGCGGCGTGGCGTCCAACGCAGCGGCGAATGCGGGCGAGGAAGCCGCCGCAGCCGGCATGGCGCAAAACCGCATTGCCAGCCGGCAGCAGAACGCGCTGTCCGCGCAGCAACTGGAACTGCAGCGACCGCTGATCAACACGCGCGACGCCGCGCTGAACCAGCTCAACGCCTTTTTTGGCTTGCCGCAGACCACG